GGTCATCACAACCGATGATTGTTATTTGTTTGTCTAAATCTTTTATTGTTTCGCATTCATGTATTATTGTTTCTAATAATTGATATGAATTATTTATTTCTAATATTCTAACTCTGTCATTTAATCTTGCTTTTTTAGCAAACGGACAAGCAGGAACGCCACCAAGATGTTTGTTTGGTAACTCTATAAAGTCTTTAGACCAAGAGATAATATCCTCTGTTACAGTCTTAACTTTTCTTTTTTTTATGTCTGTTTGCAAAATTCCTAGCCGATTCTTTTGAGCGAAAACCCCATGCCTTCAATGCCAAACCAAGCCTAGTTGGCTTACCCTTTTCATCTTTTTCTTTACCCTTCATACCTGCAAATCTTGCAGCGAAAGAAATTCTTCGTGGATTGACACCCCGTTTTACCGGAGGCTTTAAGTTAGCTCCTTCTTTTTTTTTAAAAAAGGCTCTACCTTTGGCTGTCAAACCACCTTTGGGGTTCTTGTGCTCTTTCCTCATCTCTTAGCTGTTTGTTTAGCTCTCTTAAACTGTGCAGCAGTTGGTGCACCTTTAGCACCTTTCTTACGCATCTTTTCTCCACGCTTTCTTTTAGCATGGATATTTGCATATAATCCTCTTTTAGCCATAATTACCTACCTAGTTAAACAAGTTCCATCGCAATATTCACACATATTATTTCCTTTTCTTTTTAGTTGTTTTCTTTTTCTTACCACCTCTGAGTAAATCTTTATCTGCTTTTCTAGCTCCACCTTTCCCAGTCGCAAAACTCCGCACACGCCCTGATGCCCATGCATGCTGTGAAACTTTAGGTCTAGACCCTGCTGAAAAATATGCAGCAGCACCTCTTGAATAAACCTTACTTAAAGTTGATTTAGATATACCACTTGATTTGTGATACTTATCAATAACTGCTTGTTTGCTACTCATCCTTTACTCCTTTTTTTGCTAATAGCTTTCATCATAGCAGGTGTTAGCTTACCTGCTTTGTATAATTTAGCTGTTCTTTTTATTTCAGCTTCTCTTGCTTTTGGGTTCTTTGCACCTCTCACATACTTAGTAGGAACACCACCTTTTGTTTTAGGAACAGGTGGAAATTTTCTTTTAGATTTCTTTTTCATATTTTGTTTGACCTATTCTTCTTTCTTGAAAGTATTCTAAGATTACTTTTCTTGTTGTTTGCTGTGTTCTTATCTTTGTGATGCACATCTTTTTTAGAATATTTTTTTACTCTACCCTCTCTTATCGCTTGTCGTCTAGCTTTATTTCTTTGTGCTCTTCTTTTTTTTTGTTCTTTACTTGCATGGTATGTTGCATATTCACGCTTGTAATTACGAACTCTTGTCATTTCTTTTTAAACAAAGAAATAGCACCAGAACCTGCCTTAATACCAAAGCTCGCAGAAATTGCGATGTAAAGTAGGTTGTGATAATATGCCGGTAGGTCTTGCAAAGCAATAAACCCACGATGCACATGCTCTTGAAAAGGCGTGAAGACTAAAACGGCCGGAAGGAGTAGTACAATTAAACTTACCTCATCTTTCCACGACCCTTTCATTTGGTCTACAGCACTTTGCTCCCAAGCAACTTTACCTGCAATCTGGTCTTGTTTAAGTTTTTGTTTTGCTTTAATTTCGGTGACGGCTAACTCAGCTTTTGCTTTCTTTGTTTCTGCAAAAGACTTTACGCCATCCGCCACCACACCTAGTAAAGGTTTTGCTAATAATTGCCAAACCATTAGAAAATTTGTCCCCAGATAATTAAGACAACAATGGCTACTAATGCAACTGCTGCAATTTTACCCTTCTTACTTAATCCACTCCATATATCTTTAATTTTTTCCATACTTTTTCTCCTTTTTAGGTTTTCCGTATAATTTAACATTAACTCTGCCTATGTCAGTTTTAACATCAAAACCCTCTTTATGTCTAAGTGCTTCCACTAGACTTTTAAAATCATTTCTTTTTGTATTCTTCTTTGATGATTTCATTGAGATAAAACCTTGCCTTTTCTAAATCTTGCAAGGGATTGCCTTTCGCATCAAATCTAAACATATACTGAACACATTGTGTCCACAATGATGCTTGATACAAAGTCATGTTAGATTTGTCTAACTTGGCTTTCAACACATCCAACAGTTCAAACCCATCGAACCGGTAGTGTGGAGGATAGTTTACTAAATCTTTTTCTTTCTCTTCCACAGTATTTCTTCAGATGCCTCCTGCAAATTAAAAACTGGTTTTATAAATCTCAATGGCTCATCTTGACTAGGGTCAATGATAAAACACATAGACTCCCATATTTTATGATTTCTAAACCCTTTCTGCAAGGAATATTCGTCTAACTCCTTGTATCCTGCCACTCTTACAGCATGTGAAATCTTGCCGGTTTCGTGGTCTTTTACTATTTGATAACCAGAAACATGCTTATGACCTGCTGCATAAATATCATCTGAGCCAAATCTAGCTGCTTTTGAAACAGAGTGTGACTCATTCCATTGACTGTGACCTGCAAAATCATGTCTGCAATTTAGTTTTATAGACCTGCCATTTGGACAAATTAAATTTAATCTAAACCCATGATTTTCATAAACACCCGGTTTAGTTCTCATTATAAAATCTAAAACATTACCATGTTCATGTCCCCAAAAATCATGGTTACCGCCTACAACGCCTGCCCAATATACTCCGCTACTACCGAGATACCACTCGATAAGTTTTATAGCTTGCTGTCTTGTTGTTTCTTGGTCAGCATACTTGGACATTAATCTTCCAATCCAATTGTTTGTTAAGTCTCCAATATTAATCGCAACCATAGAGGATTTAATCATTGCTTTGTTATCTTCCGTAATTGCTTTCCAATTACAGCCGTCATCATCGAGATGTGGGTCTCCAACTATAGCAACTCCGAATACACCATCAAATTTTTTAGATAAATTTATATTAATTAGTCTCCTAGCGTTGTGTGCTGCCTGTTTTCTTTCCCATCTCTTTACGCCTCTATCTACTAATTCTTCTGCTGACAAATCACCATCTGGTAATTCTTCAACCCAAAAGGGAGGTTCAGAAATGTTTTCTGTAACATCATTTTTTATTTTATATTGTTTAAGTCTTATTCTTACTGTTGACTCACTAATGCCTAACTCTCTTGCAACTTGAAGAGTTTTACCATTATGTTTTTTATAACAATCGTACGTTTTTTGTAGTACCTCGTCTGGTATTCTTCTTGCAGGCATTACTTAATACCAATTGCTGTTTTCACTCCTAATACTAATAGAGCTATGGCACCCGATATGATGAAACCAATGATAATAAATCTGACACGCAGACTAATTTTTTCATGTAACTTTCTTTGTTCTCGCAAATACATAAAATCTTTTTGGGCCTCATAAATTTCTTCGGAGTTAAGTCCCATTTTTGCAAGGGTTTCGTCAACTGTTTTCGATACTATTTCCTTTACCTCGTTTTCCGTCATAGCGTAAACCACCTCTCTCTTCGGACTCTTTCGCCTGTTCTCTTCTCATAATCAAGAACTTGCTCAATTAATGCCCTAATTATGTCATTTTTTAAAACATTTAATTGTCTTACTCTGTCTATAATTTCAGCGTTAGATAGTCTCTTATCGGCCTCAATTAGCCTTATTTGTCTATTTATTTGCTGTATTTTTCTTTGAACTCTTGTGTAGGATGTTCGCCACATTAATAAATTCTTATTGTCTGTAGCAACTGTCATTGCTTTATCCCATTCGTTCCTGCTTTCGTATAATCTTTGTAAAGCAAAAACCTCATTCATTTGTTGTAGTTGGTCGTAAAACTGTGTTTTGTATTTAGACTGCACACTAGGTAAAGATTTAAAAAATCCCATACCAAGTGGTGTATCCCAACCTGTAGATGTAAATCTAGCATACTGTCTGGGATAATCAGATATAGAAACTGCTGCTGCTGCTGTTGAACCAACCCAACCAAAGTAACCTTGAACTAGGTGTTCTATTTGCACAGGAGAAAGATTTACCATTTTAAAAGGTATAAGGTTTAACAACTTAGATGTGTTTACATAAGCAGAACTAGTGTAAGCATATTTTCTTTCCGTAGGTGGCAATCTTTTGAACGCCATACTTTCTATTGGTCTACCTGTAAAACTATCTTTGTTTGCATACATTTCAATAAATGGTGTTACAGCTTGTGGTCTAACATCAAATGCAAAAGTCTCTGTAATTACATGATATATTCTCTCAGCTAAAACAGAGCCATGAACCTCATCATCAACCATTTGTTCTACCATACGCTCAAAGATAACTCCAATAGCACCTACCTCAAATGGTCTTGGTATTCTGAATGCACCCTCAGTTCCGGGTATTTTAAACCAGTGATATGTATCTCTGTCCCATTGCTCTCTTTGTTTAAAATCTTCATCGTCTTTGTATGCAAGATATAAACCTATTGATGCTAAAGAATAAGTTCCAAGAACAGCAAACAATTGTGCTCTTTGCTCCGGGCCCATTGCTCTTGTAAGTTTATCTAAACCTTGCAATCTAGCGTTTAGAAACGGAACAGACT